AATAGGATTTTGAGTAAGTTGCCCCATAATCTTCTTTGCTCTTTTTTTCTGGTCAGAACTCATTTCTTCGTTAATGCTGGACATTTTTATACTCTAGTTTTTTAGTTATTTATAAAAAAAGGGGGCAGTTGCCCCCGATAAATCAAAGTTGGAACCCAGCAAAGGTATCTTTTTTCAAATCTTGCTTAATACCACCAACAACATAACTTTCAACTTCGGTTTCTTGTGGAGCAACCTGGAGACCTTTAGAAGAAATCCAATGCTCGGTCCAAGGAAGTGGATTATTCTTTGCAGGAATATCATACATCGGTTTTAGTCCAATTGCTTTCATCCTTCGATTTGCAATCCACTCAACGTATTGATGAAGAAGTTTGTCATTAAGACCAATCATTGAGCCATCTTTAAAAAGATATTCTGCCCAACGTTTTTCCTCATTCACACAATTCTCAAATGCTTTTTTCACCCATTCTTCTTCTTCTTTAGCAATTTGCTGCATTTCTGGATCATCCCCATCATTCCATTTGTTGAGGATGTTTTGAGTAATGACAAGATGTTGGTTTTCGTCTCTTGCGATGAGAGAGATAATTTTAGCGGATCCTTCCATAAGTTTGAGTTCACCAAATGCAAACGAGCAAGCGAACGAAACATAGAATCTGATACCTTCGAGAATATTGACATTGGCAACTGCACGATAAAGTTTTCTTTTTAATTCAATACGATCATCTCTGGAAGATCCAGCACCTTCTTGTGCAAACCTCCAAGCATTTGAAGATCCATAAACCTGAGCAGTATTAATAAAATCATCATATGCACCTGTAACTGATGCTGCTCTTTCTAAAATTCTTTCATCAGTAATAATTGAATCAAATACTTCAGTTGGATCAGAATATACATTTTTGATAATGTAAGTGTATGATCGACTATGAATCATCTCCATAAATTCCCAAACGTTCATACAAGCTTCCAATTCAGGAAGAGAACAATATGGCATAAATGCCATACCAGGACCACGACCTTGTACACTATCAAGAAGAATTTGATATTTAAGATTAGAAGTGAAGATATGTTTTTGTTCTGGTCTAAGAGTTTGATAATCTGCTCTATCTTTTTGGAGGGAGACCTCCTCAGGTCTCCAGAAATATCCCAATTGTTGAGTAGTCAGTTTATCGAAAATAGGATACTTATAAGTATCATACCTTTGCACTCCTAAAGGAGATCCAAAAAACATTGGTTGCTTTTTTATATCCGTCTTGTTTGTGTTAAAAACAGTCATACCAGAAATTTCTGTAGTTTTATCGGAATTAACTCTAAATTTTACAGGATTCACAATCCTCTTCTCCTTCTGAATTTAAAATTTCTTTAATTAAATCATCAACATTCTTATGTTCTTCCTTTACCTCATCCGTTTTAATATCGTAGGTATTTTGATAATAAGAAGTTTTCCATCCATACTTATAAGTTTTTAAGAAATCATTTGCCATGACCGTCACGGGAACTTCATTGTCTGGATAGTTTTCTGGATTATAACTCCAGTTACCAGAAATTGCCTGGTCAAAAAACTTTTGCATTACAGAAACAATATTAATATAACCATTGTTATCAGGCATATCCCAAAGAAGCGTATAGTTGTTCTTAAGTGATTGATACTGTGGAACAATTTGCTTAAGAGGTCCTTTCTTTGATTTCTTAATGGACAAGTATCCTCTAGGTGGTTCGATTCCATTGGTTGCATTTGACACAACGGAACTGCTCTCCGATGGCATTTGTGCGGACAGTGTTGAATGTCGTAGACCAAATGCTTTAATCTCGGAACGTAAAGTTTCCCAATCATGTTGATATGTAATAGAAGTAATTTCGTCTACATCTTTTTTATAGGTATCAATTGGAAGTAACCCCTGTGAGTATTTTGTACGATTAAAATATTCGCAAGAACCTTTTTCTTTTGCAATTTGATTAGAAGACTTTAGCAAATAATATTGAAAAGACTCCGAAAGTCCATGAACTGCATCCCATGCTTCCTGAGAATTATAACTAAATCCAAGTTTTGCCAAATAGTGTGCCAAACCAATATATCCAATGCCAAGTGAACGACGTGCTTTAGTTGATTTCTCTGCTGCAGAAACTGGATATTCCTGATAATCGATCAGTTCTTCAAGTCCACGAACAGAAAGATCACAGAGTTCTTCAAACTCTTCGTCTGACTTTACTTTACCGACATTAATTGCAGAAAGAATACAAAGAGCAATCTCACCATCTGGATCATCAATATGTTGTAATGGTTTAGTTGGTAGCGTAATTTCCTGACAAAGATTGCTCATCCAAATCTTATCATTAAATGAAGAATGAGAGTTGCAATGATCGATATTCATTATGTAGATACGACCCGTTTCAGCACGTTCTTTGAGGAGATCAAGAATGAGTTCCTGTGCCTTAATAGTTTTTTTCTTAACGGACGGATCTTTTTCATATGAAGCATAGAGATCGTCAAACTCAGGGAGTCCGAAAGAATCATAAAGTCCAGGTACGTCGTGGGGACTGAAGAGAGTAATCTCTTCATCTTTGATAAACCTTTCATAGAATAACTTGGAAATTTGAATGGAGTAGTCAAGTTTACGAACTCGATTATCTTCAGTTCCTTTGTTGTTCTTGAGAACTAGAATGTCTTCGATTTCTTGGTGCCAGATTGGAAAGTGGACAGTTGCTGATCCACCTCGGATGCCATTTTGAGTGCAGCATCTGACAGTGCTCTCAAATTTTTTGAGGAATGGTACAACACCTGTGTGCTGAACTTCTCCACCTCTGATTTTAGCGTTAATGCCACGGATTCTGCCTGCGTTGATACCGATTCCCGCCCTTTGTGCAACATATCTGCCGATAGCCATATCAGAACTAAAGATGCTATCGAGGGTGTCATCAGAATCAACAAGAACACAGCTAGCAAATTGTCGAAGTGGAGTTCGCACTCCTGCCATGATAGGTGTGGGAATGTTGATTTTGTGTTTGGAGATTGCGTCATAGTACCTCTTTACGTATGAAAGACGAATTTCTTTTGAGTATTGAGAAAAAATTGTCGCAGCAATCATCATGTACATAAACTGTGGGGTTTCATATACACTTCCACTGCTTCTATCTTGCACGAGGTACTTATCAACGACTTGACGTAGACCCGCATAAGTGAATAAGTAGTCACGATTATGATTAATATACGAACCAAGTTTATTAAGTTCTTCTTCAGAATAGTTTGTGAGAATTTCTTTGTCATAAACACCAGCAGTTACACATTTTTTAATGTGATCTAGGAAAGTAGGATGGTGTTGAATTTTCCCATACAAAGACTTTCTTACAGAAAACAATAGAAGTCTTGCTGCAACAAACTGATAATTTGGATTATCCAAATCAATTAGATCCGATGCAGACCGAATCAAGATTTCTTGAATTTCCCGAGTTGCAATACCATCATAAAATTGGATTCCAGATTGCATCTCAACCTGACTTGCCGATACTCCCGACAAATCCTTACAAGCCTCATCAACCATCAAATGAATTTTATTCAAATCCAAAGATTCCACTCGACCATTTCTTTTAATTACTTTTGTCCCGTTGCTCATACTCGTTTCCAACCAATAAGTTTTGCTTTTGCTTCTAACCCCATAAAGGTATTTTCTTTTACAGTTTTGTTGACATCAATACCTTCAAGTATCATATCATTGATGTCCTTTTCTTTCAAGTCATTCGGCCAAATTACAATAGGAAATTTGGAATCAATTGCCTTCTCCATTCTCTGAATAATTTGTTTATTTCGTTTTTCATTATCATAAACCATCACAAAGTCCGATTCAAAATTAGTAATGAAAAACATGTAGTCCAAATCTGCTCCAACCATAGCAATTGCATTATCTAAAAACATACTATCGATTGGTCCTTCAACGACATATACAGTCTTATTAAAATCTGCTTTATCTAAACCATATATTTTTGGATGGCTGTCGTCTAGGATGATTGTAATATATTTGACCTTTGAATTCTTATTCAGACTGCGACCTTGAAACCCGAAGATTTTTCCTTGATTGATGAGTGGGATGATGATTCTTGGTTCGTCATTGTCTAAATTATCGAATGTGTGCTTCTGAGTGTTTGTCCACTCTTTGAAGTTTTGACAAAAATACAATTCACGAAAATATTCTTTTGGAATTTTTCTGTTCTCTAGATATTGTCTTGCCAAGTGTTCTTTATTTAGTTCTGCGATAGATGGCAGGTCAAAAGACTTTTTTGAAAAGTCAGGTTTTTCAAACTTAAACTCTGGTGTCTTTGTTTGACTTCCCTTTCCTGTTAGACCATTCTTATATCTCTCCATCACATACTGGTCATACAACACAGTATCCATGTCCTTCAGGAAGTTAGTAAACGTCCTAGAAACCCCACAATTATGGCATTTGAAGTTATGGTCGTTCTTCAACTTATAAAGGTATCCTCGTGCCTTATTTTTAGTCCTCTGACTATCTCCACAATAAGGGCAACGAAAATTGTATAGACCTTCTTTTTTTCTAGCGAACTTATGCAGTCGGGAAGAAACCAACCCGATATATTTGGAATCAATAAAACTCATTATCTAGTTTGGGTGGTCTGGGAACCTCCATTATAAGGTCCTGGAAGCATGTTGTCAAGAAAGGGGACCACCAAACCAATAATCAAAACAGCAGCACCTGAAATAGCTGCTACTTGCCACTTAAACTTAGATAAGTCTGCGATATTATTTTCTACTGTCTCTAATCTTTTGATGACAATGGCATGTTCTTTTGAATTTGAATCCTTAACCTCATCAATCATCTTTATAATGAGATCGTCAGTCTTTATTGCCTGTTCTATCCTTTCGTCATGCTTCGTAAGAATCATTGCGATGCGGTTATTTCCTTCTGATATTTTTTCCACAGCTGCTTCCAATTTCGAAAGCATTTCTCTGGACAGTTCTTCATAGATATTGAGTTTAGATTCAAGAACCGCTAATTTAGATTCTTGTGAGAACATGGCATTTATATTTTCCAAAGTTTACGGGAGTTTTTTTGGTAGATATATTTCTTTTTTGCTTTTTTTACTGGTGGATTTCCTGGATCTGCCTCTGGAGTCCCAGCAATATTACCAGAACCAACATTATTAGTTGGCAATGCCATTGCACCTTCTTCACTTAAATTATTTCTTACTATTGAAATAATTTTCTCTAAAATTCTATCTTCCATTAGATTGAATTGAGTAGTTTTAAACAAGTATCATCAATAGGAACACTATGTATTATGGTAACTGGATATTCTGGGAATCTTTGAAGATATAATATAAAAGTTTTCAACACACTCCAATATTCCATTTCCAGCTTATAAAACAGCATTGGTGTTGCTGCATCACCAAATACATTATAAAGAATAATAAAGTGGTTTATCAATAAATGAGTTTTCAGTTCACCTTCATTTTTATATTTTTTCAATAACTTTTTAATCCACCTAATTCTTTTTAGGTCATCATAAAAGTCATCCTTAGTTACAGACTGAGGATTTTCATAATGTTTAATTGCAAAAAGAAGATAATTGTCTTCATTCAACTCATCAAATCTCATATATCAAATCACGATACAGTAAGGGTTGCAGAGTTAGATGCAACTTGAGTAGCACCTGCGGAATTAACAACAACACGATATAGATATCCATTAAATGTAGTATTAGTAACTGCAACACTAACTGCAGATGTAGTTGCTCCACCAACATTGGTGTATGAAGTACCACCATTTGTGCTTCTCTGCCACTGATAAGTAACAGCCTGAGATACTGGAGAAGTTGCTGCTACTACACTAAAGTTAACTGTCTGTGGTAGTGCAGTTGAAGCAATACCAACATTAGATGGTTGAGTTGCAATTGAAATTACAGTATCGGGAAGAAGTGTGTCATCAGCAGCATCACCACCAACTCCAGTTGTACTTGCTACACCAGTTGTGATTCCAGACATAGCAACGAGAACCTCAGTTTTTCTTCTGAGATTTCCGTGAGTATCAACATAAGTATGAACACCAACCCATCCAGTATGCGAAGGTTCTAGTGTTGATGAAACAATCTCATTCTCATCAACACCAAGAATTTCAGTTGCAGAATAATTAGAATCGTGCATAGTGTACTTTGGTTTCTGCGATGCAGTCCACTGTACTCCAGAAATGGCAGCACCACTCAGATACTGAGTAGATGCAATAGAAATAACTGTATCTGAGGTAATACCAGATACAACTGCCTCACCAAAAGTAGTACCAGTTCCGATAGAAATCACATCACCAACACGCAATGCGGTGAAAGTGGTTCCGGACCCAGTTACAGTTTTATTTGCATAATTGACTGCAATAGTTCCAGCAGAATAAATGTCGTCTTTTTTACCCCAGAGTGCCATTTTTTTCTTTTCCGTAAAAAATTTTTCCTAAACTTATTTATAAAAGGGGTAAGGCAACACTTCACCCCTCACAATCATTAAAAAATTAAACTCAAGTTATGAACTTGGGAAATCACACTTCTGGTTTAAATAGAAGTTCCTTAACAGTAGCAAGAATAACATTATCAATGCTATTGTCTGTAGTTGTTACATACTTTTCAAGAAGTTCAATAACAAGATTTTTAACTGATGGGTGAGTTGCAATTCTAATAAGAATTGGTTTTACGATTGATACAATTGCATCCATGATGACCTCCGTAAGTTGGACCAAAATTATTTATCCCAAGATGCTATTCAATCACCACTTAACTTTGTCTGCCCAATAGGCAGCACTCATTTTTCCCTTTGCGATATTTTTTGCATGTCTAGTCTTAAACCTCTTGCGACGACTTGCATATTCTTCGGACTCTCCTTCTTTTTTTGGAGAACCCTTAACACCAAGTTGACCAAAACGAATTAACTCTTCTTTACCATCTTCACAAGCTTTTACTACGTGAGATTTTCCAGTCTCACCAGAACCGTGTGCTTCTGCTTTTGGTTTGTTGCACTTCATTTCGGACTTTTTTGATTCACCAATAATTCCATTAATTAATTGTGAATTCTTCCTTCTCTTTTTATCTTCAAGTGCCTTAAGCACCATTAACATTAAAGTTTTTTTTTTATCTACCTCTTCTCCAACAATATTTGATAATGCTTTTCTATAAGCAGTTACTCCACTATCTTCGGGACTAACTGCATCAGGACTAGATTGAACTTTTTGTCCTGCACGATTAAGTGAATTTTGAATTCCCGATTTTAGTTTTTCTTTTGCAATGTCTTTCACTGCAGAAGTAACTGCTGCTCTGGCTCCAGTTGTTGCTGCTGTTCTTGCTCCTGCACCCAACGCAACTCTGCCAAGAGCAGCAACTAATGGTGCCATTTCACTGATTGTATACTTTTCCCACATAGAAGGTCCATAAGAGCACTCACCTTTGGACTCTTCTTTTCTACAAAGTTTACAATATCTTTTTTCTTCCTTTTCTTCAGAAATCCCCTCTTCACTTTGAAGATACTCAGAAGCAGTATCAATATAATCTGCTGCTCTTGTAATTTTGGATTGAACCCAAGCAGGCATTTGCATATCAGATTTTTTTATTTTTTTACGAAGTGCTTTAATTGCCCTCTCCATTTGGTCCAATTCTACATTTGCCATATATCCTTCATCATCTTTTCTTTTGCCACTTGCAATCTCTTTATGGTCTTCAGTGACAGTAGGATTCATTTCAATTTTATTTTTACCTTTCATAACATCAATAATTTTTTCTTTTTCTACCTTATTTGCCTTTCCTTCTACTTCAAAAAGGAATTCTTCTCTCCAATCTGAATAATTTTCCATTCTATTTTTAATAAGTGCAGATTTTAATGCGGGATTTCGTCTTGCCCTTTGACCTAAAGACATTCCAGTTTGTCTTTGAGGAGCGGGTGCTGCTTGATATGGAGTCCCACCAGAAGGTGCAATCCTTTTAGATGATGGAGGAAGTCTTTTTGTGAAAGGAACTAACTTCTTTCTTTCTGGTGTTCCTGTAAGTCCACCGGAAGATTTTCTATCTGATTTTTCTGTAGCAGTAACATCTCTCACAGAAACTTGCTGAACATCCCCACCAGATGATTTTGGTCTTCCTGGTTTTCCTGGTTCCTTTTTCTCTGGTTGTCTTGAACCTTCTTTCTCGGCTTGCTTCTTTTTCCTTCTTGCCTGTAAAGCATAATAAGCAGCCTTCCCAATTCCAGCAGCAGCACTCCCAATATTCTCTACTGCTTTAAGATAAGCAGTAGGATCTTGGTCCTTATAACTTATTGTTTGCTGTTTAATTGAAGATATTGCTTGTTTTGATTTATCTTTATTTTGTTCTTTTCTTTTTTCTATTTCTCTTTTTTTCTGATCTTCATACTTTTTTTTCTTAAACTCAAGTTGCTGATCTAGGTACTCTTGATATCTTGACGTACCTTTTTTATTTTTTTTACCCTTTTTGCCCTTTTTATCTTTCTTCTTTCCAGTCAAATCGTCCATAATTCCTTCTGCTGCCTTCTTTTTTTGAGCAGCAGTCATTTCTTCAGAGATATACTTTTCCCAATAGGTCATTTTACCTTAGACAACTTTTTACTATTAGTATTTAGTATTTTTGGTTTAAATTGGGGAATAGTTCTCTTAACTATAATGTCAGTAAAGGACATTACTGGTTGCCCTGGTGTCATTTGCTGTACGTGCTGTAAATATTCAGTTGTTCCAATTTCAAATACTTCTCTAACATCCTTTAACCAACTCTTAAACATAACACCAGATTCGGTAACACAAATTAAATAATTTGCTCCTCTACGAATAATTTTTCCAACAAGTCCAGTATTCAAATTCTCAACTAAAGTGTCAACTTCATATAATCCTTCATTTTTATAATTCCATCTCAAAGCACCATAATCTAAGAGTGGTTCAATCTTCCAAACTTCAGTATCTTCAGTAACTTTCAATGACTTCTTAACATCATCAAATAATGCAGCAGCATCATCTTGATTTGCGGTAGAGGGGAGACCCATTACAAACTTATCAAAATCATCTACGGCTGCTGCTGCCCTCATTAGAGCAGAAGAACCAGGAGTTTCTACCTCACTATCTGGATCTTTTACTCCAGATGGAACAACCTCAATACTATTGAACTCATAATTTTGACCTTCACCCTTATGCACCAAACTTTGAAATTCACCAAGACGATCTTGCCCCACTACTAAAACAACATCAGTATAACCATTACCATAAACAGAAGCAAGAATGTCAAAAACAGTTTTTGATCCCTCATCATCAACAATATATTCTGCATAATCAGGAAACAATGCCTGCATATATGCAATCTTTGTAGATGGATTTAAAGGATTTGTTGCATAATCCTGAATTCTACTTGGATAAATTCTATATTCAAATCCACGTCTTTTTGCTTGAGACATCCCAACTTTTAGTAATGCATCGTGATTCTTAGATGGTGGATTGAATCTACCAACAACGACTGCAACTCCGTTAGCCTGTGGTTGTTCTTCTTGTTCTGGAGCAGCAGTTGTTTGTTGAGTTGCTGCTGCCTTTTTTACTTCCTCTCCAGGAATATTATCCTGAGATACTGTATCACCTTGACCAAAAAACTTTAACCTACCCTTAACCGTTTTAGCAACAAAATTTCCCTGTTTATCATACCAATCTCCGTGACCGTTTCCTACAAGTCCGCGGTTCTTTGCCTCGGTAGATGCTTGGGTCTCTACTGCTTCGTTAAAAAATCTGGCAAAAGTCTTCATTATTACTTGGTTTTTAAATATTTAGTAGATTATCTAACTCCATCCACATATCTATTTCTGGGGTCAAATGCGTGTGCTTTATTCGCAAAATTAACGGTAAGTCCTTTATATGGCAACATCGCACTTGCACTTCTGGTGTTATTAGATTTTATCACCAGATACACATCGTTATTCAATCGCATTAAATCTCCAGGACTATTATTTTTAAATATGCTCATTCCATTCATACTTATGATATTGCGACTTACTCCTGTCATTTTAGCATTTATAACAATGTAATCAACTCCGGTAGGTCCACCAAAACAATATTTTTTAATTTCATCTATCGTTGCGGGAACTCTTATTCCACCAATATTATTGTCAAAGACGGTATTTCCATTTGCAGTAGTTTTTAATGAAACTATTCCTTTTGCTACAGTATCTTGTAATACTTTTTTAGGTACATTTTGATATGTATCTGCACTACTCCAAAATGAAAAGTTTCCCTGTTTAAGTGATATTGTAGTGGTTTTTCCATCTTTTGTTTTAATGGAAATATCTGGTTTTCCACCAGTCTGTCCGACTTTATCTGCAGATTTTATTGGTCCTATAGAAATTTTTTTATTACCACCATATACATTCAAAGTTAAATTATTATACATATCAAATACTTGGGGAGGAAGGTCTAGTTCTTCCTTCAACTCTTTCAATCTTTGCAGTTCATCTAAAATTACAGAATGAAAATATAGTTCATATGCTTCACCTGGTTTCAATACAGGACTAGTTTTTCTAGTAGATCTTTCTAATTGAATTTTAATATATCCATATCCGTTTTCAGTAACTCTTATTTTTCCAACATCTCCATCAATTTCTTTTTTTAATTTAATATTAGGATATAATCTAAGAAGTTCAGAATGTATCCTTTCATATAATGGTTTTCCATTAGACAATTCTCTTGGTCTAACTGTGACTGTATAATTTTTTTTATACACTACACTATTTGAACTAGCAATTGAATTTACTGTATAATATAGTTTTGTCACATCTACGTTAAAATTTGCTGTCATCAAAAATCCCCTTTTCTTTTATTTAGAAAAGGGGATTTAAAATATTATTCAGTTTCTATAACTTGACTAATTGCATCATCAAGGTCAGCAATTACTTCACGCAATTCAAAAATACGAATAGGTGTTGTTTCAATATTACTAGTATATCCATTTTGTGCTTCAAATAATACCTGTCTAACTGCAGCAGCAGACCGAACATCCATTTCTAATTTAACTTTACTCACAGGTCACCGTCCTCACGATTTTCGGAGTAGTAAACATCAAATGCACCACCAGGATAACGTTTCTCCAGTTTCTTCACATTACGGGCAATAACCTCATCAAAAGAAACTTCAAGTGCCATACAAGCTTGAGCAACATACCACATCAAATCACCTAGTTCAAGCAAAAGATGTTCTTTATTATCTACATTCCAAGGTTTACCTTGGAAAATCATCTTCTTGATAATTTCAAGAAACTCACCACCTTCAGCATTAATTCCAACACCAGCAGTAAGGAGTCGTTCAATATTTGCTCCCTTTTCATCCAATTCAACCAAACGGTCAGAAAGAGCAACAAAATCAGTAGAGGCATCAGAGGTTACTGCATCTACAAATTCTTGGTACTTCCCAAAATCAATTTGCTTCGTCATATTTAAAATTTAAATCCAGAAAATTTACTTGTTTTATCTTCAGAACTATACTCTTCTTCTTGTCCAGAGTCAAGTATATCCTTTTGAGCACTTTGCTCCACATCATAAAGACGCATTTTTGCCCTATCAATTCCAAGAACAAATCTCTTGTTCATAGTAGGGTCATTATATCGGTTCTTCAATTGTTTAACCATAATCTGACCAAGTTGCTCCAACTCTTCAGTTGAGATGAGAGCAAACATAAGGTCAGCGGTAGCAGGAAGACCAAATGATTCTGAGGTATCAGTCAATTCAACATCAGAATTTCCGTATCCACTACGAGTGGTCTGAGTAGCAGAGACAATAGGAACATTAGTTTCAACTGCCAGTCCACGAAGTTCCTCGGCAATTGCTTTAATGTAAGTATATGAATTGATGGAACTATTTGCTTTATGTCTAGAAGAAGCACAAATATTCAAATAGTCAATAAAGATGATGTCTGGTTTAAAAGACTTCTTAAGAGATAGTTCATTCAAAAGTGCTCTGAAGTGCCCTGCATGTGCCGATGCAGTTGGATACTCTTTAATAATAAGAGTTCCTTGTGTCTTTTTACTGATGCTATTAATTTTACTATCAAACATCATTTTAGGAAGATTCTCAATATCTTTGATGTTCACATTCAGAAGATTTGAGTCAATACGTTCCGCAATCCTCTCTTCAGCCATTTCCAAAGTAATGTACAATACATTTTTACCTTGAAGTAGAACAGAAGCAGCAACGTGGCACATAAAGAGAGACTTACCCACACCAGTGCCCGCAAGAGCAATATTGAGAGTTTTATTAGGAAGTCCACCCTTTGTAACTTTGTTGAAGAATTCCAAATCGAAAGGAATTTTATCCTCACGTTGATGGTAGAATTCGTATCGTTTTTCTGTGTCTTTGAAATAATCATGTCCGATGTTATTGTCAAAAGACACTGCTAAAGCATCAGAAAGAATACTAGGAATAGCATCCCTATTTTTCTTCTCATCTTGACCATCTGCAATCTTGATAGATTCCATAAGTGCAAGGTATATAGCACGGTCTCTACACCATTTCTCAGTAGTATCTACTAACCACTTATAATCAACGTCATTATTATCTAACCTAGACACATACTCACAAATAGTTTTGTATGTGTCCTCAGTAATATCAGTACGTTTTTCAGTTTCAATGAGAAGAACTTCCTTAGTTGCAAGTTGCTCATATGCAACAATAAACTTACAAATCTCCTCAAAAACTACTTTCTCATGCAAGTTTTCAAAATATTCATTTTTAATAAAAGGAAGAACCTTTCTACAATAATCATTATTAAAGAGAAGATTCCTGAGAATAGTAGTTTCAACTTTTTCCATCACTTATAATGCAAATACGTACTGAGGATATATTTAGAATTACTAGTTGGTTCCACTCCTTTATGTGGAAATGTCCACAATGGAGGAAACACAATTAGTCTTGCTTTCTTTGGTCTAATTATCAAATCTCTAAATTGAGTTTCACCTCCAATTTCAACATCATTTAAATACCACAAAAAAGATAAAAATCTTCTCGCACTCTCATAATCAGAAACATCTACGTGAGTATCAAATGCCTCATTTTCATTTGGTATGTATCTTTTTATTCTGAATTGCTCAAAATTATGTTCTTCTGGAAAGCATCTTTTGTCAATATACTCATAATAAATGTCTCTATACTCAAATGTTTTTTGAATAAAGTAACTATGAATATTAGTAATTTCTTGAGTTTGCTTTGAATTTTCAGTCAGATTTATTTCAGTAAAATTTGGTCTTCTTTCATTTTCAACTTTAACTTGAAGTTCTGCAGACTTTTCAAAATAGTCTATCAAATAATCGCAAACATACTCATCTACCGAATTATCATAAATCTGAATAAAGTCATTAAGTTCAACCATAAGAAAACTCTTTCTTTGCTGCCTCATCAAGTGCTTGCATTACTTCACCAGTAAAATATTTTTCTGGATTATCCATAATGGTCTTTCCATATTGAGAAGTCCCATCGGGGACTTGATACCTAGTACCAGACTTTTCAAATATACCATACTTCTCAGCAAGGTCAAGAAGACCATAATACTTATCAAGTCCACGTTCATCATAATATAGACGAACTTCTACAGTTTTATTCTCTTTACTAAGACGAGATTTATGAGTTGTTGCTTTAATAATATTTCCAACAACTTCTGTTCCATCTTTTTCTTTTTTCTTTGAAAGATAGATGATCGTAGATGCAGAGTATTTGAGACCAGAACCCCCACTCATTTCTTTCATTGGAACATATGAACCAACTACATCGTAAGTATGGTTTGTGACAATCATTGGAATCTTTGCTTGCCCCAACTTTAAGGTTAGCATCCTAAAAGCACCTTTGACAAGTTGGGATTTGGTCATATCACGAACTTGCTTATCATCCAAAGCATCTTGAATTTCTTTCTCTGTAGAAAGCATTCCCAGAGAATCAAGAACAAACATACAAGGTTTGCGTTCTGCTTCTTTCTTTTTTAGATACAAATCAACTGCTTTAAGTGCTTTAGAACGAAATTCCTCAATAGTAACAACATTAATCACAACAATTCTATTAATGTCAAGACCTCTACTTTCCAACAAAGATTTTGTTACAGCAGCTTCAGTATCAAAGTAGAGACAATAACCATCGGGATTATTATCAAGGAAGTTCTTAACCACAGCGAGAGAGAAGAAAGTCTTTCCAGTACTAGACTCTCCAGCAATAGCAGTAATCTTATTCCCAGATACACCGCCAAGTACACTACCTGAAACCAGTGCATTAAAAATAAATGAACCTGTGTCAACATAAGTCTCTGTTTCGTCAATATCAGCAGCAAGTTGTGTATACTCACCACCAATTTCCTTTACAATATCTTTAAGAAAATCCATCAAGCTACCATCCCATATTCTTCACGTAAGATTTTTTTATAAGGAAGTCCCTGTTCTTTTAGTTCCTTCACAAGTTTAAGTTTTTGATATAGTGCAGTGTCTCCACCGAGAGCCATTGCTCTTACAATTGTATTCAGTTCTTCGTCGTTAATAGGCAAATCCATCAGGAAAAAAATGATTCTAGAGTAATTGTTTTTTCAACTTTCCAACCAATTGCATCAAGGATAACCCTCATAGGTTCCAAGAATGCTTTATTGAATTGTAGTTCATAGTCGATGTATTTGTCCAATCCCAATTCCTTAGGAAATTCTTGAATATAAGAAATTACATTTTCACGCATTGGGTTGGGAAGTTTTAAATAACAAAATTTAATTTTTTCACCATTCTGAATTGCTGCATACTTTTTATCAAGTTTTTTTTCTTTAATGAAATGATTATAGAGAAGAGCACCCCGAACATGGATTGGTGTTCCTTTTCCATAAATTGTTGCATGTGCTTTATGCTTAACAACATCAGATACAGTTCTTGGAAATGAAATTTCCTCTACTGAAAGATTACTAAATTCCCTTCTAGACTTCTCAATATACTCAATCATATCATCTTCAGTCTTAGTCATAATGAGTTTGAGAGCATCCTTAATCATCTGACGACAAGGTGCAGGAGTAGAAGATTTAACTGCTTCCAGTCCCATAATCTTTAGTTTTGGTTGTTCATAACGAACTCCTTCACTATCCCAAACATTAAGAATGTATCGTTTCTTAGCAGTCCAGATTCCACGGTCAGCAATATTCTCCCGTTTCATCTGCATTTTCTGCTCATATGCATTTACATAGTCAGCCAATTCTTGGTAAGAACTTTCAATATACTTTTCAAGTTCCATACCACACAACTTATCAAGGAACGAAACAACTTTCTCACGAGTCTCCTCTCTTCCTTTGTATACACATTTAACCAAAGGACCCATATTAAGGTAAATAGAATCAGTATCTGAAGCAATAACATAATCAACATTTTCTGTTTTCAACACCTTATTTAGATACTTATTCATTTTCCCCTCAATCCAACGGATTGATACTTGCCCAGACAAAGTAATTGCCTCAGCATTTGCTAGTTTATAGTATCTAAAGTATTGGTTTCCGATGGCACCATAAGCAGAGTTCAGAGAAATCTTCTTTGCCATCTGAATATTATTGCAACGAGCAATCTCCTTTTCCAATTCTTTGGTTGGAGTCTTCTGGTATTCTTTCTTTGCCTCAATCATCTTCTTTTTGAAGATAACTCGGTCCCCATACATTTTCTCCATCAACTCAGGAAGAAATCCTTTCACATCCTTACGGTACATAGCACCATTGGCACAGACCGCATAATCTTTATACAGTTCAAAATTAATTTGCTCATTTAAGATTCTATCAACCGTTGCCTGAGGGTGCTTTTCTTCTAAAAGAGTTTCGGGAGAGATATTATATTGCATAATAAGATGAGGATACAAAGAGTTGAGGTCAAAACTGACAACCCAATCATAAATGCCAGGAATTGGTTCCTTAACATATGCTCCAGCATATTTTTCATCTTTAGATGATTTATCTTTAGGTGGAATTACAATATTTCTTTTTTTAAGATAATTATAAATGATGGCATCCCAAGTTCTTACTTGAAAGAACACATCATTGTAATTAACTTTAGCATCATATGCCATTGTTAAGCACAATTCAATAAGTTTCATCTTGTCTTCCAATTGGTCAACAAGTTCAACGTCTTTGATGTTGTAGTCTACAAACTTTTGCCAGTCTTTCGTATAAAAATCCTTAAAGGTTTCAAACTCAGAGTGGTCTAGTTTTTTCTGTCCCAGTTCCACAAATGCGATGTGGTCAAGACGATAAGATTCCTGGTTTGTGTAAGTGAATTTCTTATACAAATCAAGGTAGTCAATCACAGATACTCCTGCTACTTCATAAGAGATTTGCTCTCTACCCTGAATTACAAGTTCTTTCCTTCGAATATTTCCCCAAGGAGAAAGACGACGTGCTTCCTTCTCCCCAAGAATCCGTTCAATACGTCCAGCAATATATGGAATATCATACAACTCACAGTTCCATCCAGTGATGGCATCTGGAGTATTTTGTTGCCAGAATGCAAGGAATCGGTGAATCAAATCAATTTCATCAGAACACTTCACATATGCAAGGTCTTTGCGAGTATTGTCATACTCTCTGGAATTTGCAAAACAGATAATCTGCTTTGTTGCATAGTTCTGAAGGGTAATTGTCAGAATTTCTTCCGCACAATCAAAGACATTTGGGAATCCACTTTCGGCAGAAACCTCAATGTCAATTGTAAAGAGTCGAATCTTTGCAATATCAAATTTTATCTCATCCTCAGGATATTTGTCTGAAATATACTGTGCTTTATAGTTGTCATTACCATAGACAGTAAATCCCTCAACCTTAGAATACTTGTCTAGAAATTCCTTACAATCAGAAATCTTTCCAGGTTGAATAGGTTCGACTGGATATCCATCCAACGTTCTATATTTTGTTTTTTTCTTTGAAGGTACAAATAGAGTAGGTTGATAATCCTCTTCTATTTGAAAATACTCACCATTATCATAACCACGGACCAACATTTTATTAAATTTTTCATAGACGTTGGTGTAAAATCTCATTGGGTAAGTTCTAAGTATTTGTCAAGTAATGATTTTTTAGGTTCAATTAATGTCAGAATTTTATCCGAACTCATCATAAATTCATCTGAATTTGTGAATTCACTTAACCAGGGAGAAATATTTAAATCAGAATCAATAAGATAAGGTTTAACTAATCTACAATCTGGTTCTCCTAATTCAGACGATACTTCCTCAACCCTCGTTATCAGGGACATATTGTTCATCAACACTAGTATTAGTACTTGACTTTCCATTCATTCTTTCCTCATAAGATTCTTTTAACATTTTTGTTGGTTCCACTATAGTAACCACCCAATCAAATCCAACTGCAATATCAGTATCGTGTGACAAAGGAATCCAGGGAATAAATGATACGCTATATTCCCTTTCATTTTCAGTCTGCTCCATTAAAGTTTGAGGAGACAGCAATTTAACAGAGTAAGGATTTTGGAATACAAATGATACTGCCTTTCCATCATCATCTACCAATTCCTTAATATCTGCAATAATATCTTCTCCAGATTTTAAAACCGCAAGTTTAATAGCCATTTACTCCAAGCACCTCAAAAAATTATAGCAAGAAAAAAGGGGGAAGTCAACTGGATTTTGCCAGTCGTTCCCCTGCGCCGACGATATTCAAATATATTTATAGATAATCTTTTCGTTTGTGGTGATCTGGAACAATTTTTTTCAAGTTGACAGAGAGGAGTCCATCTTCAAAGGATACATCTGTGACTTCTGTATCATCTGCCATTGTCCATGCTCTCTTGAAAGATCGTTGAGCCAATCCCTTATGGACGTAGTTGGTGTCAGATTCCTTATCCTCTTTTTGTCCCTCAACGAACAGTTTACCATCTTGTGTATAGACATAAACCTCCTTCTTCTTAAATCCAGCAAGTGCAAGTTCAAGTCGTGATTCTACGTTACTTACTTGAACAAGGTTATATGGGGGATAGTTGGAAGTTGTTTCATGAACATTAAATAACTTGTTAAAGTATTCATCCATACCGATACCATTTCTAGCGATTCTATCCATTAACGTAGGAAGATCCGCAGCAGTATACCTAGTGATACTTGTCATTATTGTAGCTCCTTTAAAAGCGAGTTTGTGTTGTGTGGACCCATTTGGCATCCACTATTATTTAACAGAAAACAATAAAAAAGGGAGGTTCTGACCTCCCTACAAAATTATTCGGTTTCCCCTTCAACCCTTTTTTTCTTGGCACCAATGTTATACTTGGTTTCCAAAATCCAATCACCCTTGTCCTTATACGAAAGAACTTTAATTTGATTCAATGGAGCAATATCTTGAATTTTATTGACATCAACAATTGTAATTAGTCCCCAATCAGCAAGTAGTTGAGAAATTCTATTACGACGTTGAACGTCATTTACTGTAAGATTTGCTGGTTTACCATCAAGGGCAAAAAGTTCCTTAAAATGCACCAGATAATACTTTCCTTGCTTATGCAGAATATGGCAAGATTGATAGATTTTTTTTTCTTTGCGAGATGCGACACCAATTCTGGTAAGAGTCTCACGAACCTTCAAAAAATCATCTGGTTCATTAAGAATAACTTCGACCATTTGGTCTGGTGACCACTTCACTTCAGGTTCTTGAACGACACTCATTTTGTTCCTCCGACATCAAGTTTTTGTTTAATGAAATTAATTTGTTCATCAGAAAGAATTCTCAACGCTTGCTCTGCCTTTTCGGTACTATAACCATAGTAAGATTTGACGTATTCAAGGTCTTTAATTTTTTCCTTTTTCATCCAAGGAGAAAATCTCTTCTTGGTTCTCACAGTATTTATAAGAAAATCATATTGAAGTTTCTTATCCAATTTGTTATTAACATTTAATTCATTAACAAACATAATACAATCTATACTTCCACTAAGACATTTGTTGACAATGTATGGAGTATATTCCTTTTCTAAAGTAGGATCCTCATCAAGAAGATTTTTCTTTGTTTGATTAATAGAATTCAACCAATCTTTTAATTCGACCATTTTACCAAATATCAAAGAATTATCTTTTTCTCATTTGGTGTAATTAATTTACTCCCAAACATCTCATTATATTTTTTAGAAAGATCTTCTTGAACCTCTACAACATATACAATATGATTTTTAGATATCATAATTTCGGGTTTTTCTTTACTAATTACTGTTGCCCAAGGAGCAAACCCAACACCATTATTAGTTGGAAGAACTACAAGACCATTTTGTACTGTAATTGTTTCCTCTGTTTCGGAAAGAAGTTCAGCAATAACTTCTTCACCAGTTATAATACGCAGTAATTTTACATCAATCATTTACTTCAATTTCTCCCAAAAATTCAATATCTTCAATACAATCAACAGTAACTTCATATGTATCAATGCGATACCAGTGTTTATCAACACCCAAAGTATCTGGATAAAAACCAAGATACTCCAAATCATTAGATTTATTTTCACGCAACCATGCCTGAAGACGATGGTGCATAAGTTCATCTCTACCAATCATTTAAACTTACACTCCACCATAATTTCAGTTAAAGCAGCAAGAAGGTTTATTTCTTGGTCAGCAACAAATACTGACTGATACTGATACTTTGCAACAATAAGCACAGCAGCAGCAATGGAAGGTCCATCCAGACACTCATAACAAGCATCGTAAACACGACGCAAAAGAACTCCAGAATCATTGTCTAAGTTACCAACAACCCACTTACGAACTTCTGGGAAATTCCTTTCTTTGAGACTCTTAATCAAGTCATCAGTTTTTACCTCCAAGAACGAAGAAAGAATACCTGTATCAATTTCTCCACCCACCGAGTACCTTTGGCATTCATTGAGGACTCTCCTCCAGTCTGGGAAGTGTTTGTTGATGAGTTCTACAAGGACTCTTGTATCGAACTTAATGTTTTCCAGTTCAAGGATTTGCTGGAGTCTTTTGAAGAATCCTGCTGCGATTGCTGGTTTTTGTTTTGATGTGATTGAAAACTCAACGACCGCACACCTTGAATGAAGAGGTTCAATGATTTTGTTCTTATAGTTGCAGGTGAAGATGAATCTGCAGTTGCCACTAAACTCCTCAGTAAACGCCCGTAGGAGGAGTTGAACATCATTGGTTGTGTTATCTGCCTCATCAATGATGATGACTTTGTGTTTAGCAGTTGCCGTAAGCGATACGGTCGAAGCAAAGTTTTTCGCATTGTTTCGGACAGTATCGAGGAATCTACCTTCGTCAGATCCATTGATGACATATACATCTACTCCAAGTTCATTACACAGTGCCTTAGCAACTGTTGTCTTACCACATCCAGCAGGACCAGCAAGAAGTAGGTTTGGCACTTCACCCTTATTTAGAAAGTCTCTAAATGTTTTCTTAATATTCTCGGGGAGAATACAATCTTCAATTGTTTTGGGTCTATACTTTTCAACCCAAAGAAATTCATCACGACTCATAATTTAAAAGCAAAATTTTTGTAGATAATCATTAACCAATTCTGGTTTATCTTCCAACCAATATGCCTCAAGTTCATAGACTTGATGCTGTTTTGTTATATTAGAAGACCGCATAACATCATTCAGTTTCCAAGAGTCCAACTGGATATTCTTAATTCCAATTGGACCCCCTTTGCAAGAATGAATTACGTGGACTGCCTCGTGATAGACAGTTTCATTGACATAGTGTTTTACTGGACTAATTGTATTTTTAATATTATTAGTGCAGATTACAAAATCTGGTCTAGTTAAAGTACCAAATAATTCTTTATTTCTACAGATTGGAGCATTTTCCCTAACAATATAATTTTTAGAAATAATTTTATTAAGTATTTGATTCCCAATCGGTGTAAGATAAAGAAGAAAGTCCATTATGAAAAAGTAGAATCAGGTTCAAGGGCAATATAATAATTAAGATTATATTTGGGATTTGTAAACTTAGACAGGAGTTTTTTGGAAACTACAACGTCATAAGAACCAGGAATAATCTTAATGTTTTCAACTTTAAAGTTGAAAGTAAATTCACTATCAGTTTCACCAACAACAATAGAGAACTCGTTAGAAGTGTCGTTCTTTTTATCACGAACAACTAGTTTTACTACACCTGCTTCACCAACAGCAGAAAGATCGGGAAGTTGATAAACAGCAGATGCTTTAATTAGTTTATCGAGTTGAGAGTGCTCCAGTTGGAAGCATACATCTTCTGTTGGGAGAGTCAACTCCTTATCTGGAGGAGTCACAATTACTTCTGGGTCAGCAAAGAAGTACTTTACCCTACGTTTACCCTCTCGAATAATCAAGTGAGTATCATTTGAAAAATCAAGGTCTGGATCTTGGTGCAAACTCAAACCATTTAGAAACTGGTTCAAATCATAAATTGCAAAGTCCTTAGGAAAAGTTTCCTTAACATCTGCTTCAGCAAGAATATTCTTCATCACACTAATTGTGCGAAGTTTAGAACCTTCTTTTACCAAAATAGACTGGTTAATTGAAGCAAAGTTTTTAAGGGTGGTAATAGTCTCAGGAGAAAGTTTCATATAAGGTCTCGGTTTCACTTGTTTTCAATAAGGTTTAGATGATTAATCAAGAGCATCGTATAGTGCAGAACTTTAAACAGGTCCTGACGTGGAGTACCCTTGGTATCATATCGGTCAATATATTTTGTTACATTTCCAGCACAGAATCCTTCACGACGATTGTGCTTAATTTTATCTAATGTTTGCTCTTTTCCACCACCAGTCCTATCTACATAATGTTGACTGTAGGTGCCTTTAAGATATTCCTCAAGTTGCTTTAGAATTTTATCTTCGTTGTATTTCCAAAATCCATTTTTATTTTCATCAGTATTCATATTAAATGTAATTGTATCAGGAGAATAGTGTGGATTTCCAGTAAGGCTAATTCCGTCATTATGCCAAAACTCTTGGTCTGGGAGGGTGTCATCACCATAACTCAAATTCAAAAAGTTTTCTTCCACTTCAACATCATTACTAAAGGTCCGTTTTAAGTATACCAGGTTTTCCAGAACAGTCAAGAAGAAATTTTGCTGAATCCCTTAACTTTCTCGAACTTAATTACGTCATCAAACGCATCCATCATTTCGTCCGTCTTATGAGAGATTACAAATACATTTGTATCTTTTAACATATATCTAATTATTTTACTAAAGTAATCAATTCCATTTCCATCCAAAGAACTATCAAATACCTCATCAAGAATAAGCAGATTTGTATTTGCTGAATTCTTCATTCTTGCAATTTCCCTCCAAGTAAAAAGAATTGCAAGATTTATCCGCATCTTTTCACCTTCAGAAAAAGATTCATAAGTAAAATCTTCGTGAATTGGTGACTTTAAGTTTTCTTTAAATTCTTCATCAAAAGAAAAATTAATATAAAAGTCCATCAAATTCAAATATTTGTTGATTTGAGTATTCATCAATGGAAGATATTTTTTAATAACCTTTGATTTTATTCCACCATCTTTTAGCATTGAACCTACAAATTCAAAATAAGAAACATCTTCTTTATGCTTACATTTTGAATTACCAATTTCTTTTAGTTCATCTTGAAGTTTTTTTAACTTATTCCTCTCAGTATTTGTGTTTTTAATTCCATCGGCAATCTCTTGAATTTCACATTCAAGTTCTTTTGATTGCTTATTAAATTGAGAGATTTTAATGTTGTTACTAGAAATTTCATTGTTTATGCTATTAATTTGCTTTGCAATTTTTGCAAATTCAGACTCTCTAAGTTCTTCGTTTTCTATAAGAGTCTTAATTTCTTTATAACCAACTTCAATTTCTTTTACTTTATCTTGAAATTCACCAAGTTTATTTAACCTAAATTCCTCGTCAATTTTTTGAGTACAAGTAGGGCATACCGTATTATTATCAAAAAATTGATGTTGCTCTTTGATTGTAGATGCCTTCTGAGATAGTTTACCTTTCAAAGAAGAGAGTTGTTTTAATTTCTTTGTTGGGTCTCCAAGTTCTTTAGTTTGTTTCTGCAAATCAGCAGATATTAGATTCTTTTTATCACTTTCTTCAATTAATAAATTAATATTATTTTGAAGTTCTTCAATCTTTGCATTCTTTATTTTTATATTTTTCTCTCCATTTTTTTCTATATTTTCAATAAACTCTTTTTGCATCTCAATTTTTTCTTCCGTCATAACCTCCTTAATGGACTCTTCTTTGAATTTCTCATTAAGTCTTTTAATCTTTTCTTTGACAACAGAATTCATTGAAGAAAATATTTTAATGTCCAGCAAATCTTCAACAATCTCTCTACGATTTGCAGCAGAAAGTTGCATAAAAGGTATATATGAAGCACTACCCAAAATCACAATTTGAGTAAATGACTTGTAGTTCAGTTTTAATACAAAACTTTCCAACCATTCTTGTTGGTCATTTGCTGATGCTTCCTGGTCTAATAAAGAACCATTCTTATAAATTTCAAAGATGTTTGGTTTTATCCCCCTTACAATTTTCCACTTGTTTGTTCCAATGGAAAATTCAATTTCAACCAAACAATCTTTCTCATTAGTAGAGTTTACTAATTGACTTTTTGTAATTTTTCTGAATGCTTTATTAAATAACCCAAAACATAAAGCATCTAGCAATGTGGATTTTCCACTACCATTTGAACCAACGACTAGTGTTGTGGGATTCTTATTAAAATTTATCTCCGTAAACTGATTTCCTGTTGATAAAAAATTACGAAATCTTATTTTCTCGAATAGAATCATTATTTCTTGGGGGTATCACAAATTCATCTGGTGGTATTATAACATAACTATACCCATAAGCATCACAAGTTTTAACTGCTAACTCTGGGTCAACTTCAACTACTGACATTGGAGGATAATCTTCTGCCTCTAGAAGTCCTGCATATCTTTCCGCATCATCTTCATCCAGGAAAAAATACAATGATTTTTCTCCATCATCATCTGGGACCGCATATGCCCCCTCATCTTCTTTCCCTTTTATAGAAAGTATATACATTACTCTAGTTCTAGTGCTTGTTTATATACTTCTCCAACAATTGATTTGACTTTATTTTTATCAAACTCAAAGTCAGAGTCTTCAATATATTTATTAAGAATGGTCATTGTGTCCTCAATCTCTGTATCAGAGTATTCAACAAGTGTATCGTCAATATCCATCATATCAACGACTTTGACCTCTAATGGATTAAAGTTAGTTATAAAATTTAAATATTTGTCAAATGCTTTTTGATTATTATTTTTTCTAATTATTATTTTTACTATTTTATCAGTAAAGTTAATGTCTTCAATTTCTGAGACTGAACCATCTTCATAATATACTTTTTCAAATATATTAAAAGGATTTTTGCAAAAATTTATTTTATATGTTTCCGTATCAAATATATTGAATCCTCTATCATCTCCATAATCATTCCAGAACATTTGATACGGGTTTCCTAGGTAAAATACCTTTCCATCGTCACTGCGGGTGTGGTAATGCCCAGAATAGACTCTATCAAACTTATCAAAGATTGTTTTATCCATTCCTCCTTTTTGAACCTGTCCAGGAAAAACAGAAAACCCATTTAGTTCTAAATGACCAAATATAACTTTTGCTTCTGTATCTTTAAGCAAATTAAAAACTTCTTCCTGGTTTTCATTGCATATCCAAGGAAGCAGCAAAGTATTTAATCCGTCAAATGAAACTTCTAGAGGAGACGAAACTGGAATAACATTTTCATATTGATTCAAAAGCAAATCAATTGAATTAATCCTATTTGTATTTTTATAATAAACGTCGTGATTCCCAACGATGTTATAAACAGTTATTCCAAGTTCTTGAAACTTATCATAAACATTTTCTTTTGCCCATTCCAAAGCCCAATAGTCAATGCCTTTTCTATTATCAAAGGCATCCCCCATATGAATAACGATATTTATTTTTTCTTTTTTTAACTTCGGAAAAAAAATCTCATTATAAAATTTCGCAAAATATTCATGAAAGTTTTTATTTGCTTTTTTAAAATTATAATGAGTATCAGTAATGATACCTAATTTCATTGATATGATTTCATTTGAATATTATCTTTGATTGTATTGTAGTCAGAAGAACTAAATCCGTCACCATCAACGGAAAATACTTCATCATATCCACTACGTTCAATAATTTTTTCTTTAATCTCCATTTGTTTCTTCTCTTTATGGATTCTACGAAGAAATGCATAATAAACAATTTGAGTAAAGTATGCAAATGGATTGGTTCTTTCTGTATCAAAATTATTAATATAATTCACACAGTTTTCCACACCATCACTAATCATATCTTCCCTAAACATATAATTTACAAAATTGGGACGATATGATAAATGAGTAGCAATTTTCAAAAAGCAATCTCCAAGATAATTTGAAATCATTGGTGGTGCTAATCCTTTGGATTTGGCATTATCAACTTTTATCTTATGTTGAACCAATGCTTCATGAAAATCTTTATTATTAACGTAATGGGGGTTCTTGGTTGCTTTACTATTCATTTATTTTTATGTACTAGTGCCTTTGTTTTAATGTAGACATATTAGCATAAAAAAGAACAATTTGACAAGTCGGTATCATTTGAGTAAAATAACTCTGTCAGGGTTGATAACCATATGAGGCTTAATTATCTTCTGATTTATAAAGTTTCTCTAGAGAGACTCTTGCTTCACTAATTGATGATATGTATCCCATATTGGGAGATACATTCTTTTTATTCTGTTTTTTATTTTTATTCTTTATAAATTTTTCATAGATTGAAATTATATGTTTATCTTTAACTTCTGAAATAGTTATTACTTTTTCCATGTTAAGTAAAAATGTAGTTTCATCAGTAAATTTAATCCAAGGATTTATTTTATATCCTTCAACAGAATATTTTTGAATCGTTATTGTTTCAATTATAACAGGATCATCAAGTATTAAAATAGTTCTATCTTCCTCATCGCAAGAACATACTTTAGAAAATATTTCTTCGGAGGAGATTAATTTAATTATTGCATAGAATTCATCAGACATTGGTTTTAAAATTGATTTTAATTATTTCATAGTTAAAATCTTCTTCATTATAAATTTTAACTCTTTCAATTAAATGATTGAGAGTATAATTTTTTTTAGAGTTATAAGTAATGTCATCTGCAATATCATAAAGAATTGCTTGTGTTTTGTTATTTCCTTTTCTTAAAACTCTTCCAATTGATTGAAGATTTCTGACTCTTGATTTACTGGGTGAAGCAAAGATAACATTATGCAAATTTCTAATGTTAATTCCGGTAGAAAATGTTCCGTAAGATGCAACAATAATTGCATTATTTTCTCTTTCAGTAATTTCTCTAACAAGTTCTCTTTCTTCAGTATTAACTCCACCATGAACAAAAAATATTTTTCTTTCTTTTGTTGCTGAATTATTTATAAGTTCATATAAAGGCAGACCATGACTTTCAACTCTATTGAATAATACTAAACTATTCCCCTTTAGATCTAAAACTAAATTTTTAATAAAATTATTTCGTTTATCGTGAGATATTAAATACTGAATTTCTTCTTCATACTCATTAAACTTATGAGGGTCGTGTGCCAATAACAAAATTTTTATTTGTAATTTAGATAAATGTCCTTTTTCTATTAACTCTTTTGTTTGAGTTACTTTATATGATGGACCAAAAAGACCTTCCAAAACCCATTTATGTGTCTGTGATCCATCTAAAGTACCAGTAAATCCAAATCTATACTTAGCATTATCACACTTAGTCATTATGCTAACTAATGATTTTGATTTAAATAAATGTGCTTCGTCTCCAATAATTACGTTAAAATCATTAAAAAAACCTCTAGGCAAATTATAAATTGATTGCCAGGTTGTTATTACTACACTCTTTTTAGTATTTTTTTCTTTTCCGGAATAAATCTTGTGACAATGATGTTCTGCATTCCAACCATAATCTTCAAAATCTTTATACATCTGCTCAACTAGAGATGTTGTTGGAACAACCAAAAGAATTTTATTATCCTTTTCAGTAAAGTATCTAACAACGGAGTAAATCATTAGGGATTTACCAGATGCTGTTGGGGAGATTAAAAGCTTTCTATTATATTTTAATGCATCATAAACTGCGTCTATTTGATACTCTCTTGGTTTATGTTTAGAAATGCGAGACATATAATCTTTGACACCCTCATAAGAAATCATTTCATTTTCTTCTAATGGGGTTCCATAAAATTTATTATCTCTAAATTCTACTGAATATTCATATCTTTTTGCCCAAGCAACTATTTTGTCTAGCAGTCCAACATAAATTTCTCCAGTATGAGTACTATATAATCTAATTTTGCCATCCCAATACTTACTTCTGTATTGTGGCATAAATTTTGCACCAGGAACATCAAAAGTAAAATACTCAGAAAGTTCTTGATGTATATGTGGTTCTGTCTCTACTTTTAAGTAGACCTCATTTTTTTTCTGTATAATTATATTATCCATAACCAGCAGTAAATCTCATATATTCGATTGCATTTTTAATTTGGTAAGTTCTGTTTAAAATAGTTTTTAAGATACTTTCCAAATAACTAAGCATAACTTGATAATATTCTATTTTTGAACTTGATTTCAAAATATCTTCGTCTGCATCAAGATATTTTTCCAAATCTGGTTTTAATACTTTATGATCAAATGGGTTTTCTTTATATACATCTGGATCTGATTTGCCAGAAAAATATAACCATTTTTCTTTTTTTAAAACCTTAAATTTATTTTCCTCTATTTTTTTCAATAGAAGAATATTGTTGTATATTTTATAGTATTTTGAGTGTAATGCTGGAATTTTTATAGATTCTTCGTGTAAATTATCTGAATCTATCTTTGAGTCTTCTTCCCATAATCTTTGAATTTCATCAATATCCATAAATCAATATTTTATAATTTCATAAATTGTATATTTAAAAACTACTTCTGCCTCTATGTAGTTTAATGCAGTTTCTTTGGCACTAAACTCTATAGAAGTTAATGATGTTGGGAACATACCCTTAAATACTACAGAAGCGGTTGGTTGATAATTACTGTTGTATATGATTAATGATCCATCAGACTGCCCGCTAATTGCTGTCTGTTTACCTGGAAAATATTCATCGTTATCCAATAGTTCTTGATATTCTTCAACTGATTCTGGATAACCAAATCCCCTTAACCAATTGTGAATTGTCAAGTAATTTTCCATATCTTCGTCAATCATAAAACGAAGAGTGAAATCACTATATGATAACTTATCTCCAGGTATTGGTATGTCTTTCAAATATGTTGGTTGAATTGCCACACCCAAATTTATGCCAGGAATTGAAGCAGAATTTGAGAAAAAATCTACCTTCGGTTCTTTAGATAAATTAAATTTAAACCCAACTGGTGACAAAAAATTTCTATTTGAAATTTGTCTTTGTAATGGAGATGCTTGATCCATACCCAAGATATCAATTTATATTAATATTTATTTGCATAAAAAAAGAGGGTCCGAAGACCCCCCTTAATTTCCTTAGTGATGAATCACATTAGGTTGTCAACACGTACTCTTCTGTAGTAACGGTTGCTGTTTGCCTCAAGACGGCCAAGACCAGCATTAGTACCTTCAGCAAATGGGTTTGCAACGATACCATAACGAGTCTTAAATCCGATTTTTGGCTGGAAGCTGTTCTCACCAACTGCACGTACCATCTGGAGAGGTACATATGGGCAGTAGAAGAGACCTGCATCATAAGGTGAAGAACCCTTATAACCAACAACGTAGTACTGGTTAGCACTGTTGTTTGCTGCATATGGGTCGATGTAAACCTTATAACGACCATTGAGAACACCTGCGAAGGTGTTGCCAGTGTCATCAACGTTAAGGTTTGCATTAAGTGCAGGGGTGTAGTCAAGAAGTCCTGCGTGGGTGAGTGCTGAAGCAACATCTGCTGAGCAGAGAATCATGTTGCCCTTTCCTCTACGAGTTCTTTGTGCAATCTGGTTTGCATCACGCTCGATTTGGAAGATAAGACCCTTGAACTTCTCAACTGACCAACGACCGTTGGAGTCAACGTCTAGGT